GCGTTCCGTATTTCGCCGCAAAATCCGGCGGTGGGGGGTGATGTTCCTGTGAACGCGGGAAGGCCGCCGAAACCGTTAGAGGTAAAGCGTAAAAACGGGAACCCCGGCAAGCACGCTCTCCCCCAGGTTGTGGAGGTGTCGTTCGCCCCTGCAACGGTGCCTAAGCCGCCGTCGAACCTGAAGCAGTCAGGGAAGCGAACGTGGCGGCAACTGTGGGAAAACGGGCAGGTGTGGCTCGGCATGTCTGATGAGCCGGCGGTGCGCCTCGCGTGCGAGCAGGCCGACGAGGTCACGGCGCTACGCGCTGCGGCGTCCCGTTTGAAGGACCCGATGAAGCGGCTCCAGTACGTGTACGCGACGCAGGCCGCTGAGAAACTGTTGATGTCGTCGCTGTCGAACCTCGGGTTTACGCCGACGGCTAGGGCGCGCCTCGGTTTGGTTGTCGCGCAGGCGGCCGAAACCGAGTCAAGGCTGACCAGGTTCTCGAACCGTGGATGAGTTCTACTTGGGAACAGATGCGCCGAACTGGCTGGCAACTGTTCCGGCGCCGTTGTTCGTTTCGCGCCGCCGCCTCGCCCGCCGGAAGTCCCAGCCGGTAGCGGTCACCAACTGGGCGCTCGACTCTGGCGGGTTCACCGAAATACACAAGTACGGCGGGTGGCAACTATCGGCCGACGAATACGCCGACGAGGTCGACCGCTACGCCGCCGAGGTCGGCGGCATGGACTGGTGCGCCCCACAGGACTGGATGTGCGAATCGAGCGCCCTAGCCGCTACCGGGCTGACCGTTGCCGAGCATCAGAAACGCACTACTAGAAACTTTCTGGAACTGAGGCAGTTACTGGGCGCCCTGGTGATTCCTGTCGTGCAGGGTTGGTCGACTGACGACTACCGGCGGCACCGTGACGCTTACGAAGCAGCCGGCGTCGACTTGGAGGAGGAATATCGCGTCGGCGTCGGGTCGATATGTAGGCGCAACGCAGACGCCGACATCGGCGAAGTGCTGGTGGCCCTGTATCCGCTGCGGGTGCACGCGTTCGGCGTCAAGGGTTCCGCGCTGGTCCGATACCAGGATTACACCGCGAGCGCCGATTCGATGGCCTGGTCTGCTACGGCGCGTATGTCGCGGGTCAAACTTTCGGCCTGTACGCACCGTGGGAGTACGTGCGCCCATTGTCCCCGTTACGCGCAACAGTGGCGCGATAGGTTGCTGCGGCAAGTCGATCAGCCCCGGTTATTCGATGCCGGCTAAGACTGTTACGACGCTGGGGCCGCTGATAGCGGAGTTCACTGAGGAGTTCGTGCGGCACACGCGCGGCGAGTACGCCGGCGATCTGGTCGAGTTGCGGCCGTTCCAGCGGGCCATTCTCGACGGCCTGTTCGAGCTGGACGACGAGGGCTTGTGGAAGCACCGCCAAGGGATGGTAATTCTGCCGCGCAAGTCCGGCAAGTCGCTGCTGCTGTCGGGTGTGGCAACGTGGGCGCTTTTTGCGTCGAACGAACCAGGCGCAGAAATTTACACGGTGGCGGCGTCGAAGGATCAGGCCCGAATAGTTTTCGGCAATATCAAAGACACCGTCGAGGCTGACCCTGATTTGAGCGCCGCCGCGGAGGTGTACAAGGACGCTATAGCGGTCCCGTCGACCGGGGCGGTGTGCCGCGTCCTGTCGTCGGATGGTTCGCTGGCGCATGGCTTGTCGCCGGTCGTCAGCATCGTGGACGAAACGTGGTGCCACCCGACCGCCGAGTTGTACGAAGCGCTGCTGTCGGGTTCTGGTGCGCGCCGCCAATCGCTGCTCGTCCACATCACCACGGCCGGGTCAGGCGAGAAGAACCCGCTCGCGAACCTCGTCGAGTATGACCGTCGGGTTACAGCCGGCGAGGTCGACGACGACACATGGTTTTCATGGTGGAACCCGCCGCCACCGGACGCCGACTACCAGGACCCGGCGACATGGGCGGTCGCCCACCCGGCGTTCGGCGACTGGGTCACCGAGGACTATTTGGCCTCCCAGTTGAAGCAGTTGCCGGCACCGGAGTTTCGGCGCCTACACCTCGCGTCATGGATCACTAACCGCGACGTCTGGCTCGAACCCCACCAACTCGACCTGATCGGCACCTGTGACCCGTTGACCGCCGACGACCACCCGGTTCTCGCCGTTGACGGCTCGTGGAGCAGCGACGCGTCGGCGGTCGTAGCCGCCACGGCTGACGGCCGCATCGAACTTTTACATATACAGGAGAAGCCGATCGACGGCCCCGAAAACTACAGGGTGAATGTGAACGATTTGCTGGCCGCTGTCATCGAGCACGCGCAGCGCCTCATGGTTCGCGCCGTCATGTACGACCGCTACCTGATCGGTCCCGCGATGCAGGGCCTGGGCGACGACTACGGCCTCCCGGTTGTGGAATTTCCCCAAAATGCTCGCCGTATGGTGCCGGCCACAAAGCGTTTCGCCGACGCGATACTGGAAGGCGAATTGCGGATCGTCCACAACGAGAACGCGCCCCACCTGCTCCGACACATCGAGAACTGCCGGCTCAAGACGGACCGGCTCGGCTCAAGGATCGTAAAAGACCACACCGGGTCCAGCCGCAAGATAGATGCGGCGGTCTGCGGCGTGATGGCGCTGGACTCAGCGAACGAAATACCACTGATTATCCCACCTACTCCGAGGATTTACTAACCATGGCCCTTTTCGGACGCAAGCGGCTTCTAGAGAGAGCACCTGATCCCTGGCCCCCATGGAACCCGCCGATCTGGAACCAGAACCTGGCCGGCGTTTCGGTCACCGACTCGACAGCGCTAGGCATCGTCACCGTGTGGCGCTGCGTCGACCTCATAAGTTCGACGATCGGTTCGCTGTCGGTTCACGCGTTCCGCGACGGCGAACGCATCGACACGCCGCAGATCCTGATGCGCCCCAACCCGACCGAGAACCGGATTGACACATGGTCGGCGCTCCTAACGTCGGCGCTGCTGCGCGGCAACGGGTACGCCCTCATGGGCGACTTCGACCGGTTCGGCCATCCGCGCCAACTCGTCGTTCTCGACCCTGACGCTGTGCAGGTTGAAGTCAACGCTGACACCGGCGCGATTACGTACAAGGTCGGCCAGGAGGCGTACACGCGTTTTGAGATGATGCACCTCCGCGGTTTTATGCGGCCGGGTCATGTCGTCGGCCAGGGGGTACTCGACGCTCACCGCCACGCTCTCGGTTTGGCTATCGCTGAGCATGAGTGGACCGAACGCATATTTTCGGAAGGGTCGATTCCGTCGGGTGTGATCACGACCGACGTCGACCTGTCGCCCGAAGCCGCCACCGCACTAAAAAAGGCGTGGGTTCAGTCGCATGGCGGCCGGGACCGAACGCCGGCGGTCCTGTCCGGCGGCCTCGCATACAAACCGATACAACTATCGAACAGCGACCTTGAACTGCTGGAGGCGAGGAAGTGGAGCGCCACCCAGCTGGCGGCCCTGTTCGGGGTGCCGGCGCATCTGGCGGGAGCGCCCAGCTCAAATTCACTTACCTATAGCACAGTTGCCGAAGACAGCCGCGCGTTTGTCCGGTTCGGGCTACGCCCCTGGGTTCACCGTTTAGAGGCGGCCCTGTCCAACGCACTACCGCGCGGCCAGTCCGCGTCGATCTCGGTCGCCGACTTCATGCAGCCCGACATGCTGACCCGCTACCAGGCCGCCGCCATCGCCATCGAAGCCGGATTCAAAACCGTCGACGAAGTCCGAAACGAGGAGGGACTGTGAGCGACATCATCGAAAGAAACCTGATCGCCGACAGCATCGAGGTCCGCGAATCGGCCGAGGGGCGCCGCGTCTGCGGCGTCGCCGCCCCATTCGACTCGGAGTTCGACGCCGGCGACTACGTCGAACGGTTCGCCCCCGGAGCGTTCGCCAAGAGTATTCAGGAGCGCGGCGACCGGATACCGCTGCTGGAAGCCCACCGCCGCGACGCAATGCCGCTAGGCAAAGCAACCCGGCTGGAAGAAACCAGCCACGGCCTCTACGCCGAATTCCTGATGTCGCGTACAG